GTAATGATTGATATAGCACGAGCTAACTGCAAGATCTTTTTGTAACGTATTTGCAATTTTTTTAACAAGTAGATCTAATGGCGATGAATTAAATATTTGTGGTGTTAAGTACGATACAAATCTTTCATCTTGCTCGGGCGTAAACAGACTCGTACCGTGTAACGGCGCATACTTACTATTAAAAGTAAGGGTATTTAATTCTTCAATTTGATATGTTTCTAATATATTATCAAATAAAAAAACAGATTTTCCGTTAACTATTAGTTCTTCAGTCATTTACTTTTAAATCGTTTAAAAAAATTGAATAAGTTTAAAAATCGAGCCTTGTACGGATCGTTGATTATTGTTTCTACTATACTGGGACGATGGGGACATCGGCCCTGTTTGTAATCACAATCTAAATGGATTGGCTTATAGCATACTGCACATTTTTTTCTCATTTTATCACTCAAATAGATTTAGTGCGGCTTTAGTAGTTGGATATTTTGCTTGGAACGGCTCTGCATACGTTTGTATGTTGTCAGCAATCTTTTTCATGTCCCATGCGTTGCAGAATTTAAGCATACGAATACCCACTTGGTCAACCATTTTAGGTGTAGCATGAGTTTCAATTGTTTCCGTAATACATTGCTTAATATCTTCAGGTTGTGCTGTTAAGTCGCACAAGTGTACATTGCGCAGATAGTCATCTAGCACTCTGTGTTCTTGTCCATTATGGTCAACCCAACGTTGCAACATGAGATTGTTCCAAGAGAATCCTTTGCTCTTACGATCTTCAAACGCTTCAGTAAGCCCTACTTTATTCTTACTACCTTTTGTACGTACACCTGGATATGCTGAAAACACATTATCGCTAGTATCGCCACGCATACATTTTTCAAACAGCATCCATTCTGGATCCTGTGCGGCTTTTGGCTCGCCTGTCTTTTTGTCTTTAACAGGTTTACCTTTAGCATCAAATGTGCCTTCGTGTGTAATATGTAAATCACCTACACCGTTATACTGACTTACATTATGCTTAATCAATTGTGCAAAGTCGCCGTCTGTGCTGATAATAACGTGCTTTGCATCTGGATGTGCTTGTGTCCAGCCAGCAATTAAATCGTCTGCTTCTAAACGTGGGTGCTGTAATACTGTACAGTTAGTTTTTTCTGTAACAAACTTTTTAAACTCATCAAATGCTTCCCAGAACAATTTATCTTCATCTTGTTCTCGTTGTGTCATTGCCGCACGAGTTTCTTGTCTGTTAGCTTTGTAAGGCGTATAAAAATCTTTGCGCCACGATCTGCCCTCGAGACAGAACACCACATGAGTACCGCCAAAGTCATGCCATGCTTTTTTGATACTGTTAAGTGTAATGTGAAAGGCCATGCCTAACTTAATGTCAGCACTGCCTTGAACTACGTGTCTAGCACGAAAGAATGTGTTAGCTGTATCGACTATAATATAAGTCATGTATAATATTCCATATCTGCCGCAAATACAAACCGGAATTCTTTTGAGTCAGTAATTCCGGGCCTATGCCATAGTTTACTTGGATATACGATCCAAGTCAAGTCTTTTGGTTTTAAGTAAAAGTCAGCATCACGATTTGGCCAATTCATACTAAATTCAGTGCCTGTTAGTTCTGGATTTGATGTTTGGGGTATGTGTACGTACCAAAGGCCACTTACTGTATTGGTAGTATTATTGTTGTCACTAACATGGTGATTGTGCCAAAGTATTTCTCTATCGTCAACAGTTTCGGAGTTAGTCATAAACACCCAACTCATTAAGTTTTTAATTTTTACTTCTTTTCCTAAAAACATAAAGCAAGAGTATATAAAACTCTGGCGCATTTTAAGCATAACAGGATCTTGTCTAAAGAATAAATTTTCTTTAGTTTGATACTTTGGGCTATTAGTAAAATAGTTTCCTGCTGAAATAATTTCTTCAGCAATGGTTATTAACTGACGGTTGTCCTCTTGATTAATCAGAGAGCTAAAATCATAACGATCAATATATTCGTTTGATTCTAAAATGTTCATTCTACTTGTGCCTTGTTATCTGCTAGTCTAGTAACGTTGATAAATCCTGCCGACCGATTTGCGTCCATGCCTTCATCGGATAACATGTTTCGAACAATATCTCTAAACCAACGATCTACAATTTCTTCTTCTGGGTCTCCGTCAAATCCGTAGCCGTTCTTTTTTAATTCAGTAATAAAGTATTCATTCCAGTCAAGTTCAAAAAATCCGTTGCGTGGATTATCCTTATTAACCTTAGTATCCATTACGTTAACCCATGCTTCTTTTCTAATAGTAGCACGTTCTTTTGGAGTCCGTTTAACTTCATCTAAGGCATCTTGCGCCGCTACTGCTTCTTTGATTTTTTGTGCGGCAAGTTTTTCAGCAACCGCTACTTCAGCAGTGGCTAATACTTTAGCATCTTCTAAAGCCTGTAATCCTGTAATCTTTTTAAATAATTTTTTAAACATTAAGTTCCCCACTCATTTTTAAATAACGGTACTTGTAATCTGTCACTGTAACGTAGTCCGTTTTTCATAGCCAATATTGCTACATTTTTATTATTCATTGCGTAGACACTTTCTACTCCGCCTACTGGCATTAGATAAACGTGTCCTTTAAATCCTGCTTGACGATATGCCTCAATAGCATGTTCCGCATCAGCAAAGTCTTGTTCAGTGGCAATGACAAACTTCAAATATGCTGTGCCAACTTCTTCATATTCACAAACTACTTCTGGTAGAATTGCTTCTTCCCACACTTCGCCGCTACATGGAAGTTTAGCACTTACACTAAATGTAAGTTCTCTGCCTACTACACTATTCCACTTTTTCAAGAAGCCTTTAAACTCTGGTGTAAGTTTCTGAGTACCATTTGTTTCAAATGTGATCTCTTTCAAATCACGCATCTTAGTATTGTTAATCAAATCTGGATAAGCACGTTGCCAACCCAGCAAAGGCTCGCCACCTGTGATAACCAAGTGTTCATCTTTCCAATGATCCTGCGGAAGAATTTCACAAATACGATCTGCGATTGCTTCGCTTGTCAGCATAGGCGACAACTCTTTAAAGTCTGGATGCCAACTGGCATAGCTGTCACAGCCTGTGCTGACTAACGGCAAGTCTTCATATTTTGTAAACGGCGTAATCATTTTATGTGTGGCCGCAATGTCAGTGGCTTCGTGGCTCATTTCACCACGTGGCATACCAAAGCCAGCACACTTAAAGTTACAGCCAAATGTTCGTAAGAAAACGGATGGGACACCCATGTAACGTCCTTCACCTTGGATACTGTAAAACAGTTCCGCTATTTTAATTTTGCTCATACACAATCCTGTTCATTTGCCATTTTCTTTATTGTAGCACGTTCTTCTTTGTTTTGTCTAGCATTACGAAAAACAGTAACATCTTCAATGGCACTTTTCAAAGTTTCAGCATAATTAAGAGCTTGTTGTTTGGTCAAACATACTGTTGATTCGGTATCGATATAACCTTTGGTCAACAATGTCCAAATGTGATACCAACGTGTTTTTGACCAGTAATTTGTTTTGCCTGTAGTATAAATGGTTACAGTAATATCGCCATCATCTGCTTCTACCCACATGTTATGATTGTGATTTTCATCACCGCAGTTACAAGCAATTCGATAGACTCTGCTGTCTCCCCAATCGTTTGTTTTCATTATGCCTTCTGCCGGAGTTTGTGATTTCATTCTACATCTTCCTCAAACCATTCATTGACCATTTGTTCTGCTTCTGTTTGCGTAAGAGCAGGCACAAAAATTCTAGCAGATTGTCCAACTGTATGCTGAATATCAAATTTTACTACCCCGGTTGGTATATGATCGAATTCACGCTCTACTACAAATTCTTGCAAGTTCTTTGCACGATAGATCAATTGATCCGTTAAGTCTTTGGCTGTTGTCATCTTGGGGCAAACTCCTGTTGTAGTTTAATATTATCAAAAAATTCTTTCTTTGTATGAGGATCGTCTTTGAAGGTACCTTTGAGTACTGTAGTCTGTGTTAGACTAGAGTGTGCCATAATACCACGATTCTCGCAACATCCATGAACTGCTTGAATGTAAACTGCTACGTTTTCGGATTCAGTTGCCTTACCAATCTCGCGGGCTATGTCGTTGCAGAGTTCTTCTTGTAGAGTACCACGCCTAGCACACCATTGAGCAATGCGAGTATACTTAGATAAACCAATGAGCTTTGCGGCAGCGATGATTCCAATATAGGCGACCCCACTAACTGGTTGATGATGATGAGAGCACATACTGCGAAGTTCACTGCGTACAACCAACATGCCTTCGTAACGGTCTGCTGAATCATTTGGAAATGCTGTTGCGTCTGGTGCTGTTTCATATCTTCCTGCCATTACTTCGTTAAAATACATTTTAGCTAATCGGTAAGCTGTACCTTTTGAGTTTGGATCGTTTTCACGATCAATCAGCAATCTATCCAATACCGTTTCAAATGCCTCTGTTGCTTCTTGAATTAGTTTTGCTTTGTCGGCCTCGTTGACGTAATCACTAATGTTATCACCTGCCCAAAAGCGTTTGCCTTCACGTTTCATTTTGAAGCGAAGATGATCGCCTAGATATGCTTCTTGATAGCCGCCATCACCTGCCATAGCGTCTAATCCTGTTTCTTTATTTGTCAATTAAATTCTCCGATGTTAAGGCAGTGGATTGCCATATGTATTATTATACATTATTATTTAGGTTTTTGCAAATTATTTGTTGCTCGAAGTTGTCTACATGCTTCGCGCATTTCGTTGGTAAAGTCCGGACTTATTTCCGAAAGTCCGCAATTGATCCAAACTCCGTCTGATTTTTTAGGTAGTGTTAAAAATATCAGTGGTATAACTACTAAAAACACAATAGCACCTACTGCTATTCCTATATTCGCTCGGAAAGAAGAATTTTGCATAACTCTGCATCCTTTATATTTTTAAAAGTAAAACTCATGTAATCGTGTTCCGGCCGGCTCTCATATCTATCACCCGGTAATCCAAAAACTTCTAATACCATAGCACAGGTTTCATTCCACCAGAAACCATTTTGGTTATCCCATACTACTGTAA